GAGTTTAACAGTTTATAACCATTAATTAAAATCTTTTTCAACAAATCACGCTCCTTGATCTAGTTTACCTATAAATTCTTTTACATCTTCAGCTTTCTTAAAAAACTGTTTTAACTTATCTCCAAATTCTTCGTTAGTAAAAACTTTCTTCTCAACTAAAAGCTCTTGTAATGCAACAACATGAGCAACTAATATTTTATCTCTTGCCTGTTTTAATTCCACCATAGCTTCTAACTCGGCACCTTCATCTGCAAATTGGTTGAAATCATTGTTCAGTTTCTCAATAAACTTTTTCGTTTCATCATCCATAGTAACACCTCATTATTCTGTGTCTAATAAATATTCTAATAGCGCCTCGGCTTCGTCCGTGCCAGCATATATGCTTTCAGTTTTAGTGTCACCTTTGCGTTTGTTAATAATTGTTATCTGAAAGTTATTTTTCTTTGTTATACTATCTCGTTCTATTTCCATTATCTAAACCTCTGTGTCTTTCTCAGGCAAATCTTCTCCATTGTAAACATATAAACCTAAACCATGCATTGCAATGGCTTTAGTTAAAGCTCGCTGGATTGCTTTATTAATATCAAAAGTAGTTATTTCGTCCTGTTTTAAGCTTTTATTTCTAAAATCCATTATGGGTAAAAAAACCACATGATGAAGTTCGTTTACTATAACACTAACTTTAACAAATCCCCCAGTTGAATCTGCAAAATAAGGCATACCTTGTTCATTTTCATAAACTAGGTAGCGAGCTTTAGGAAATTTTAGTTTAAGTTGTTTCCATGCTTCAGCCCAACTAACATAATTTAGATTCCCTTTTTTAACAACGTCACAATTAACTAGAGACAATTCTTTGAAAGTATCTTCGATTTCTTTTTGTTCCATTTTTATTCATCCTCCACTATTTCAAAATGCGGATCAATACCTGAAGTATAACCTTCAGCGATAAGTTTTTGAATAAGCTCTAGAGCCATCTCAAGGTCGTCATTCTCATCAAAATAAACTATTAGCTTTTTACTCATAAAAATGTGCTGAGGATACCCAACCATTTATGGTTGGGAGGAATCAGCACTCACCCCCTGCTTTAGTTTTAAATAATCTAATAGTTCACTTTGTAATGCTGATGTTGCTCCACATAAATCTTTACACTTGTAGCAATGACCAAAAAATACGCTGTCTTTATGTTTACTAGCATAAACAAAACTATTAAGAAATTTATGATGTTTAATATTAATTGTTCCTTTTTTTACAAGAATATGATTTTTAGGAAATCTTAAAACATTATCAATAACATCATCATTATTTAACAATTCAGTTTGTATTTCCTCTAAATTATTATCTTTATAACTTGCTGTATTAACTCTTAATACAGATTTACAATATTTTTTCAATCTATTATATTCATATAATCTTTTTTTTCTATCTTTGATATTATCTAACGCACAAATAGATGTATTAATTATTAATCCCTTACATCTTTTAATTTGTTCATCATTCAATCGTTTTATGTGTTTTGTAACAATAATAATATTTTTTTGGTATGGTCTTATTTTATCAACAATATTTAATGTATGCTCCCAATCAAATGAAGGGTCACACATAACACCTAATCTAACAAATGGAATTTTTTTGAGTTTCTGCACTATCTCAAAAAAATGTTTATCACTTATGAAATATCTTCTTACCACATCACTGAAATTATAACCTTTAGATTTTGATATTTTTACTGCGTAGCAAATACCATAACAACCAGTACCATTATTTAATCTAGTATTTACACACCCTTTAAATGGGTCTAAATCCCAGCACCCCCTAGAGTTTTTACTTAATTCTATTTTATTAAGATATTTTTTCATCATAATCTACCTATTGGCGGATATAGTTCTTTTATCTTTTTAATATCCCCTTTATAAAAAACCAATATCTTTTGTTCTCTTTTAGGAAACTTCCTATAATCTAAAATCCTTTTTGCATGAGCTAACCTTGTAAACTCACATTCTAAATATACAATTTTATTATAAATATGTAATCCTTGATTTTTAAAGAACAACTCATGTTCTGCTTCACAACCATAATAACCACCATACTTATCTCTAGAATCACCAGTCATAACAACGAAGAAACAATTATCTTTTAGATGTTTTATTGCTTTTTTATAACCTTCAAATAATGAATCTCTAAATTCTTCATAAGTTTTTTTATTATTTAATTCTCCTTCTGGAATAACACCATCATAATCTATATATTTTTCAACTTTATAATATGGTGGACACATAAAACATAAATCAAACATACCTTCCGGTTCATATTTTGAACTATCCGACTTTATCCATTTAGCATTGCCTTTTAAATCACTACATAATTTATTATTTACATCACATTGATTTTTTCTTATTTCACTTGCAACATAATCGTAACCATAACTTGCAGATACAAAACCAAACTGGACACCTCCACCAAAAGGATTATAAACTCTTTTTCCATTAGTGGGCATAAAAAATCTAAGTATAACTTCACAAGCACACGGATCTAACACTGAAGCATTTCCATTAAAAGATTTTCCCTTATTATGTATTATTTTATTATCTTTTATTTCTCTATTAGATAATACAATATTTGAAAATCCGTTTTTACCTTGCCAACATCCATCTCTTGAGGCAAATTTTGGGTTTAAAATATTATGTTTTTTTCCTGCTTCTTCTATTTTTTCATTCCATTCTCTTTTTATTTTTAACCAATCTGAACGAGTTGTAGTCCATGCATTTGTCATTGTTGCATGAGCCAATCTTTTAATCCTAACCTGCTCTAAAGTTCCATAAACCATGTAAGCATAACCACTCAAATTAAGGTATGTTTTAAATCCAATAGCTTCGAAAACTTTTGGACATTCTAAGTCGTGTTTTGTACTAACAGTCATTATCATAGGATACCTATATGTATTTTGTTTTATTATTTCTTTAACCATTTGGCTATATATTTCTTTATCTTTTCTATCTAATTCCATAGCTGACTGAAGTAAACAAAACTCTTTAGCATTATGATTAATTTCAAAAGTAAAAAAACCAGAAAATTCATCATCTATTTTTAAAATTATTGCTGAATGTATTTGCATATTCTTTCTTGCTGCTCTATATGCTACTTTATCTCTTAATGCCAAATCTGCTAATTTAACCTCATAACCAGAGCCTATTACGCTTTTTACATATTCAAATTCAATTTTTCTTTCTATTAATTTTTTTTGCATTTATTAAACACCTCATTCTATTATAAATTTCAAGACAATTATCACATTTAACAAACACCTTCAATCCCCAATTCTCTTGCAAAGTTCTTTTTCACAACAATAAATCCACAAGCTTCAGAGACGTTACCTTGTGAATCTAACTTAATTCCTTTTAGTTTCAGGTTTTTATATATCATAGTTTCACCTCTTTAAATTAGCTAAAGCCAAGAAACTTCTAAATAATTTAGACATATATTTAGTCTCAATTTCCAGAGCCTTTAACTCAGCTTTCTTTTTATCCAGTTCTTTAATTGTGTCTTTGTATCGGTCATTTAAGCCTAAACGTTTCTTAGTTTCTGCCTTTCGTTTAGCTTCGTTAGAATATTTCTTTTTATCTTCTGCATCAATTTCTTCTTCCACTTCTTGATAAGTCTTCTCTTCCATAGCATTAATTAACAAACCCAAATCAGAGACCCTTTCAGCTAGCTCGACTAAACAAGTTTCCTTAGCCATTAACTTCTCAGGAAACGTCACTAGAACTTCTGCAATTTTATCAGAACTCGGCATTTCAAAATTATCTTTTGATTCCATCATATCACCTAATCTACAGGTAAGTAAAGCTCATATTTAAAGCTTTCGTTTAATGTTTACATTGAACACCTACTTTTAAGCCTTGGTTGTAGTTTCGTAGCACTTATCTAATCTGGCCACTATACTCTTAGCATTATCCAAAAGTTCCAATATGTCCTTTTTAGAGCCTGAAAAGCCCATAAAACTGAATGTTTTAGTATTGTTATCAAAACATAATATCTCGAACTTTTTTCCTATACCTTCCAAATGTTCGCCATGTTCTACTTTAAAACTTACATAATCTGGTTTCATCTTATTTTCCCCCTCTTAATTGTTTAATTAAGATTTTAATACTTGAAGTGCTTAGAAAACAATGTCTACAACAGTAAAGCTTACTAGTTATATGAGTTTTAATATGATCTCCTAAATCGTAAAGTTGACTACACAAAGGGCAGCTTTCTTCACTCTTCACAGCTGCAAATTGATTTTTATGCTTAATTCTTACCATTTTTAATACTGCTCAGTTCTCCTGCAATTTTCGCTATTTTACATTCTAATTTATCTCTTTCAGATTGGGCTGATTGCAACTCTTCAATTAAACGTACTTCTTCTATGCTTTTACCGTCAATCAATTTTAAACAATCTTTAGCAATCAAATCATTAACATAATGACTCAAGCTAAGTTCTCCTTTCTTCCAAGTAGATCTTCTCAATTTATTTAAAAAACCTCTAATCTGCAAAAGTCGTATAGACTTAGTACTCAGTCTTATTGAAAAAACTTCTTTTTTCGGCTCTGGCATTTTGACCTCGTTTTGTAATACTAGTTGTAATAACTTTCATTTGTCTCTGCAGCGTCGTCCCATTAATGCATTTTTATTAATAAACTAACGAAACCTCTATTTATTCTGTCTTTTACTTAAATCTCAATAATATACTTTTTTGTATATTTCCAAGCGATTCTGTCATCAAAACGTTGAACACCTGTATGAGGCTATCTGTTTGTTATTACTTCGCGTATTACAAAGAATTGTGGACAAATATATAAAACTTCCTATAAGAAAATTAGCTTAGCTGGCACGCAAGTAATAACTATGCAGAGCACATAGAATTAAAACCAACCAAGCTAATATTAAACGTCAGTATTAATTTTATATAAAACTATTGAAAATGTAAGCAACATTTATATATCAGTAATACATTCTTGCACAGATATGCAGAGAAAACTAACTTTACTTTGTATTCTTATTTTGGTTCTACCTATTGTTTATGCTGGACAGTTCGAGGTCATGAAGATTGAAAACCAGTATTGTAACTGTGACATGCAATGTTCTGCTGAAACAATTTGTATAACTTCATTAACGGATTCAACAATACTAACTTTAGATCCACACATTAAACTATGGGTTAGAGATGCAATAGACCATCGCAAAAGAGAAGGATTCTGCGGCAAGGTTCTAATGAAACTTCCCGATCATACTCGTACAGATCTAACTTCAAAATATTTAGGCACTGCTTGTCGTGAACCACAAGTTAAACCAAAAGAAGTCTTAACGAATATCACAACTAACAATCTCATACAAAAAACAACTCTACCCAAAGCAGCTCAAAACCTAACCGAAAAAAATGGTTCTAACGAACCTATTCTTTCACCAAATACTTTCAAAAAAAATTACCACATTTTGTTCTGGGCTGTTTTGGTTTATGCTTTATTGGTATCTGTAGTTTTGGCGTATAAGGTTAAGGGGGTGGAAGTCTGTCCTTCTTGTAAGGGCAGGCTCATCACTTTTACCTATAGGGGTATTAATTCTAAACGCTGTGAAAATTGCGAATATAGAAGAAGAGTTTAATCTTGCAAATAAGCAATCGAACAAGCAATAAATGTACAAACTATAAGTAAGCACCATTCGACCCAACCAAATGATAACATTACTTCTAACATTTCACTCACCCAACATTAGAACTATCGCAATGACTATTAAAAGGAGTCCAAAGAAGCCAACCCAGTATAAAATCGGCATCGTTTTAGACCAAAGAAAAAATTAAATTTATTCAACTATCACCAGTTTATGTTTACTTACTGCTCGCAAGACTAAATTAGCCACCGCTACTGCACTTAAAACACCGCCAGCCTGCATGTGATCTGCAGCTGCTAAAGATATGCCGCCAACAAGTAATGCAACGTTAATCCAAAGCGTTTTACTCTTCAAAAAGTTCTTTTCCCTCTTTACCATTTTATTGCCTCCATTAAGCTTTTAATTTGAATTTCTTATAGCCACGACAGTCATTGCACGACCACCACTCCTTATGATACCTTAAATCACTTTCTAAGGTGTTAAATCTTTGATCTAAAGCTCTTGAATCTTGATGATAACACCAATCAAGATGATACCATTTAAAGTCCTTATTTGCCCTGTATCGAACGTACAAATGCCCAACAGTTTTCTTAGGATTGTTAGGATCAATAACAGGGCCGCCTTGTATTCTTATTTGATTAGCTGGAACTCCTGCCAAACGACACAGCACCAATAACAAGACCGCACCACCATCACAATTATGCACTACACAATCACTTGATGGCAGATAGATTTCATGATCTTCGACTTCTATGTCATATACATCAGTTTCTATTGATTTTCTGATTCCAATTAGTTTCAAAGGTTTAGATAACGATCTAACTCTAATTCTCCATATTGGATTGTTTCCAAATTGAGTTCTAGTTGGTTGTACTAGAGAAGTATAACATTCTTTACCTTGCATTTTTAACAAGACACGAATTTGATTCTTTAGCTTTTCAGAAATTGTTGCAAACACGATCTCTTCAGTCTGCCAACGTTTTCTAATATGTGCATCCGCTTTTAAGCCCTCAATAAGTGCGTTGACATTCTCAGGATTTTGCGGTAATGTATCAACATGCTTTTCAATGGCTCGCCGACCACATTTTCTAAAGTCCAGATATAATTCTTTACTCTTTACAACAATATAACGCTCATTCCAAGTATATTTGATATTATTACTTTCACAATAGCGCTTTACCCATTCCTTTTGCTTCTCTTTGGGGTGGCCATCTTTACCAGATATAAATATGGATTTGTGTTCCTTATCAGTCCAACCATCAGCTACAAAAAGACCTTTCAAGTACCAGTAATCTAAGTCTAACGGTTCCTCTGAATCCAAGGAAATTTGGTTTATCTGCCTCAGTGCATCCCCTATTCTGAGCGCGTCTAAAGGCTTCTGAGAACCATCTGCCAATATGAATTTATGCTTTTCCGTTGCCAAAATTTGTGAACCATTATTTAATTCTAATTCATAAACTGCTTTTTTCCCCTTCGCCCATTTGTTAATTACGGTTTTTAATTTACCACCTTTGCCAATGATTTTTTCGCCTATAGCCACATCCTCTATATTAACTAACGCTCCATCGGAATTAAGTAATTTCGTATCCCAGGCTAGACAATCGTCAAAACCTTTATTTAAAGCTTCATAAGCTTCAGCCCAATATTCCCAAGTTTTCCAAGTTTCTATGTCTGGCTTATATTTTAAAAGCTTCTTAACCAATCTCAATGCATAGACCACAGTTTTGTCAGGGTCTTTATGTTTGATCTTTTGGACTTCTTCTAACAAGTCAATGTGGGGATTATTTAATTGTTTCTTCAACCATTTACTAACATCTTTCAATTCGTTCTTACGCCAGTCTAATCTATACCAAACTGTAAAAGGCGACCACTTAGAATCTAACCAATCATGTAATATTGTAGATATATTCTTACCAGTCATTGATTTATATTTCTCTGCCAACTTATCAGTCCATAATTTCATAAGTCAAAGTCTCTTGTTAAAAACCATCCACAGTTGTGGTGATCTGTTGAAACGTTTCCGTTATCCACACCAATAACTAAATCTCCATCCCACGTTGATGTGTCTCTCGTATTTGTTGCTGTTGCAGTTGTCATCGGAGTTGCTACACTAGTCACCCAAGTATTAACTGTTGCGTCATACGAGTTGCCATCTGCATCCATTGTTAATTTAACTATATACGCGGTAGCATCAGGATTTGAATCGTTAGCCTCGGCTTGACTATCAACATGATCTCCGGAGAAGATTGTCAATTTATCATTAGCTTGCCTGAAACATCCACAAGTCATAACTCTTCTAAAACCTTTTAGATCCTTGGAAAACAAAGTAGCATTAACTGTAGTATCACAATACGAACCTACCCAAAAGCGACTATCTAAGCCATTGTCCCATCCGTTAGGGTGCAAAGTTGAACCCAAAGCAAAACTTCCATGAGGAGACCATAACGTATTGCTATCTGATGCAAATTTCATACAAAACGGAATAACAAAACCTCCTTTTCCTGAAGCCACATTAGTTGTAGTAGTTAATCTTATCTTAGGAGCGCCACCTAAATTTAAAGTTCTCCATCTTTTATTGTCTGCAGTATCAGTACCTTTGTCTCCAGTAGCAACATATTGGTCAGACGCAATTTTAAAAACAGTTAAAGCTCCTGCAGATGCATTATAAGCAGTGCCTACTCCGCTAGAATTATCAGCAGAAAATATAGTTGTTCCTCCAACACTTACAGCTACACCTGAATTAGCTGCACCTCCACCGCCTCCGTCATGTCTCATTGGAAACATAACAGGCATAAAAATCCCTTCCCCTATTTCAAGAGTGCTTAAATCTAAATTAAGTTCCACATAACCATTATTTGGAAAGTTCGTGTTGTATAAAGCTCCATTAGTCTCTGCCACAGTTAAACCTGTTCCTGTAACCCATTGAGCATCAACTGCACCATCTTCAAAATCATCAATAATCTCTGTTCTAAACACCACATTCATTGCGAAAGGCAATTCAACTGCACTTTCATAAGTTGGTCCGTTAATAGTATTTCCTAGTATTTCCATCATTTTGCATCACCTAACTCATGTCCTGTTCTAAAAATTCCATGTCTGCGCTTTCGCCGGTGTCACAAATTCCGTAAACATCTCCTGTAAAATCGTTTTGATTAAATGTTTTGCCGCCTAAGATAGGCAAACCATTAGCTGCAGTTACAGAATTATCATCTGCAATATAAATTGGAACATTACCAATATTTTTCATGATTAATTGTTTTCTATTTGCATTAGAAGCTACAATTAAACCAGCTGCATCAGTCACAGTTATTTGGTCAGTATTCATTGCCATTTTATTCAACCTCCCAATATCTTATATCTTTAGTACCTGCATCACCATGCACACCATAAATTGCTTCAGGATCTTCATAGTAAAAAGATTCATTCAAACCAATCTCGAACCCATCTGTAATTGTTACTCCAGCCGCTCCAACATATATAACAGTATCACTATTGTTGAATATTAACATTGACTTTCTGCCACTATTTGCTGCTTTAATTAATGTTGCAGACGTTGCTACATTAATATTACTATAGTTTAAAGTTGACGATAAAGCCCCTTGATAATATGAAGCATTAGCATCGGGCCCGTAAAATATATCTCCATTAATCTTTGGAAAAAATCCGCTTGCTGCCATTTTTAATTATCCTCCTTGTCTTGTAGTTTTATCATATTAACCAAGTCTCTCAACATCATTATACGAATATATAACTCGTCACGACTTTCTAATTCTAAACTCGGAAATCCATAAAATCTTAACTTAATTGGAAACTTATGAGTCTTCAATAAAAGCTGTTCGAGGCTTTCTAAATACTTCCGCATTGCTTCTTTTCCGTCTTCAGTGAAATATTGCATTTTAATCCTCTATCCTATCCTTTATTATATATAAAAACTCATCAGTTGAACCTTTACTTTCTGCAGTGTGAACATCTTCACCATGAAGCCTAATGCTAGTGTCATCATTAAAGATTCCTAGCGCATTCAAATCAAAACCATTAGCTTCCGCAGCATTAATTAAACATCTAGTTTCTGCTTGGAAATTGGATTCATCTATGTCTGGGAAATTTGTTAATATAACTTTAAGCAAATCAGTCGTTGCCCATTGTCTAAGTAAATCATAAACTACATCCCCAGCTACAAAAGTATCAGTTGCATTATTAGTAGTCACTTCGATTTCAAAATAATCAATGTTTCCTGCAACAGTTCCGGTTTCTGTTAAAGCATTAACTGCAGTTGTGTTTGATGTTAACCAGTTCCAACCTGTTGCCAATTGAGCCACAGTCCAAACTTGACTATAGTAATTAGCATTATCGCTGCCCAACTTAACTTCTACAGCAGTACCACTGATTAAAAACTTTGCAAAAGCAGTTGCATCTTTAATATAAAACCATAAACCGAAAGGTTCAGTTCCAGTAATTAACGAGCCAAGCGCAGATAAATCCGCAATGAACCAACGCTTCGAAGTGTCAGTGTTGTTAGCAATAAGATTCTGAGCAGTATTATCATTTATGCCTGCGCCTTCTTTGTAAGTGGCAACATTATCAGTAGTGTTATCTCCGCCATCAGCTCCAGTCAATAGATTACTCCCATCGTCATTTACCGTTCCATCTGTTATGGGAATTGCAATATCTAAATCTGTATCTGGCGCTAAAGGAGTTGTATTAGATATACCCACTTTAAAGTCGCTAATCTCGTTGTAATCTGGCGAACCTTTATAGCCTCGATTAAGCAAGATGTTCTTTCCTAAAGAGGTGATTATTGATCCGTTTGCCATTTTAAGGGAACCCCACTCCGCCACCAATACTAATGCTGAGCCATTCAGAAGCAGAAACGGCCATAATGTCAATATGATCTTCTTCATTTGCTAATACTGCAGAATTACCGCCTGCTGGATTACCTATCCCTATAAAGACATCTCCTCCAGCACAGTTAATAGTTACATCATTTCCGCCATCAGTAGTTAAAACTACCATGTATCTTTTACCTAAAACTGTTGAAGCCTCAGGTAATGTTAATGTTATTACATTTCCAGTTGTATCGCAAGTAATTATACTATGAGTATCATCTAATACTAAAGCTGTGTCTGTCTGATGTGTAACATCAGTTCTTTTAATCCAATCCACCATGTTATTCCATTCAGTATGAGTGATTGATGTTGATGCAGTTTGTGTACCGTACCATGTCATTTTATTATTCCTCCATTAATGCACTTATTCCGGGTGCAGTTTTTCTACTATAAATATCTTGAGTGTTGGTTATGTATCCTGCGCCAAATATTATTGGAAATCCTAACCCTCCACCAAACAAAGGCGCGTCAACATCCGTTGCAGTTATTCGAATATAAGTTCCTGTTCCGTCGCTTGAAGCTACAGCTGTTCTTGTAGCATTAGTAACTGTTTCCCAGCTAACTTTATTATCTGAACTGATCTCTATAACTAAAGTTCCAATTGTAGTTCCTAAAGTTACAGTTATCCAACTTAATGTAGTTCCAATATCTATCGCGCTTGAATACCAGATTTCATTCTGAGAGAAATGGATGTCACCGCTAACTTCTGAAAAGGTTGCCGTTGAATTAACCGCATCGTGGAAATCAGTATCATAAATATATTCCTTGTAAGTATTCTGACCTTGAACAATCTTAACAGGCACGTCCGCTGTATTAGTTGTTTTACCAAGTATATCAGTTCCTAAAACTCCAGCATCTGGATGCCCTAAAACAAAACTATTATCTAGGTCTAGTTCTGTCTTTTGTACTTCCATATATCTACGACGATATTTGAAGGTTCTAGTTTTTCTAATCAAGTGCAATAATTTGCCTACATTTCTTAACTTCTCTTTCTGTAAGGCAACAACCTTACTTTCAAGTTGGTCAATAAACTCACTTAATTTCCATTCTTTATCTCCAACTCTTAAAATATCTGTTTGTTCAGGCCATCTTAAAGAAACTTCCCTAACCACCATAGAACGATCTTCGTTCTGAGGAGAATCAATAACTCTAACTCTATATCCAGCAAAAATGTCTGTAACTTCGAAAACTTCTAAACTAGTATTAACAAAAGGATCTTTAAAAGTATCTACTATGGCTTGAGTCTTTTCAGTTACGTCATCTACAGTTTTGAAATCATCTACTGTCAACGTTGTTTCCTTTAAATTATAAGCATCAATGCTATCCTCATCATCAGCAATAACTGCTCTAGGTTGAAAATATGAATAACGAATCTCAATATTACCTACACCAACACCTGGCGCAATAAAGAAAACTACCTTTTGAATACCTGGTTCTTTTCTAACATAATAATCTGCAGTATCAGAATCTTCTTCATTTCCTCCCGATTGTAATGTTCCACCAACAAAAACCTTAACTGATTTAGGTGCAAAATCCAATTCAAAATCTGTTTCTAAAGCATCCCCATCGAAAGTTTCAGTTGTTTCAACTTCATCGACAGCTCCTAAAACCGTACACTGATTAATCATTTGGGTAGAATTATATTCCCAGATAGGTTTGTTAGCAATATTAACTCCAACTTCCAAAGTTGTCGGATAATCAAAGAAACCTACAGGTTGAAAATTAACTTTATCAGTAGTTGCCCTATAAAACATGTGCCAATCTAATATCCGTTTTAAAGCTCGACAACGTTCTAATATCTTATCATGGTCGCAAAAGAAAATATCTAACGTTACTGCAGTTCCACTATCTTCAATAGAAGTTGCATCCGCATTTAATTCTCCAAATGTTGTAACTAAATCTAGGAATATATCACTTATAACACCAGCTTCAGGATCAATATTTTTCTGATAAGATTTTGTGACTTCTGTGGTTGCCAATTTCCACATTTTATCCTTACCTTTAACATTAACCATCGGTCTATTCTTAGTAAATTCAGAAACAAATCCACTAAAAATCTTAGTATCCGTTGCAGTAGTGTAACCTCTATAAATTTCTATAGTTTGATTAATATCTACAGATGGAAATATCGTTGCAAAATCCGAAACTAAATCAATATTACATTCAACTAAATCATCTTCAACAGTATCTTTAATTTCATATCGAAGAACGTACTGACTAACATCAACCCCATTAATTTCTACTTGCGTTAATTTTCTACTTGTTGATATTGCCATTTTTAAAATGAGTTAGCTACTTCTTTTAATTCTAAAACGTAGTTCAGCCTGTTAGGGATTCCACTTTGGTTTGAATCAATCGAATACTGGAATCTATTACAAATCACTGTAAATGTATTACCAAAAGCATCTGTGAGTGTAGCATCCGCCTGCGTTCCAGTGACATTGACCCAAGAATTTACATCAGTCACAAAATTATTCAACACCGTAGTAGTGCCATCCACATGCCCAGAAACAGTTAGTATTCTTTTTGTCGTAGTGTTTAATGAGTATGTTGCACTAGCTGACTGTAAAAAAGGAATCGTTAAATCAAAAAAGTTGTTATCTACTATCTGTTCGAAAAAGTCTACTATTCCTAAGTTCGATATTTCACTAATTGCTATTGCCATATTATCACCTAAAAGCTCTCCGCATTATAGAAGCTACCAGTTATTGGAGTATAATTTGGTCTATTGAATGGATTATCTAACAAACTTCCAGGAGCTAAACTGATTCTTCCTTTAGAAGACATTTGACCAAATGAAAAGCCCTTAGTAACATTTAATGCATCTACAGCACTACCCTTAGGAACTTCAAATCTTCTTCCAGCCTCTAATTCTTTGGCTCTAACTAACCGCTTTATTGCGTCTGCTTCTTTATTGATTGCTGATGCGTTTGCATTTCTTCGCTCAGCCTCTGTCTTTTTTTGAGGATTTAATCTTAATATACTATTAAACTCTACATCAGTCAAAACATTACTTTGACTGTGAACTCCGATATTAGTTCCCATAACATTATTCAATAAAGCCACCTGATCTTCGTTTAATGCAAGTTCTGCAGTTAATTCACTGAGAGGTTTCTTTGCCGCAAAATGTGCTTCAACTATCGCTTTAGTATTATCTCTAAATTGTTTTTGTTTAGGATCTATTTGAGAATAGGCAACTATTTGCTTGCCAACTTCTTCATTCAATACTTTGGTTTGATTTATTGGATCTGAAGTTAAAGGAATTGTTCCTTGACCTTTAGTAGGATCTGTCATGCCAAATCTTCTTATATCATCTTGCGTTACTTGAGGACTAGGAAAAGTTAATTTCTGACCAGCCCCCATATCTTCAACTAATTTGTCTGTTGCTTTTTTAACTACTGCGGCACCTATAGCTGCGGCTGCAACCACTGCCACTGCTGGAGCTGCTGCTGTTAAACCAGCTATAATAGCAGGTAAAGCTGCCCCCACTGCTGCAGATAATGCGCCCCCGCCTAAACCTCCGCCACCAATTCCAAAGGCGAACTTCCTAGTTAAAAACCTTAAAGGCGCACCTACTGTTTTCTGAATAACGCTAGTCTGTTTTCTTATACCATCAACTATATCTGATGTTGCATCCTTCCCTCTAGAGACTCCTGCCGTAGACGTGTCTAGTACTAATTTGGCTGTTATTTGTTGGGTTGCCATATTCTTTGTTTCGTTCCTCTCTCTTATTTAATATAATTAAAAAAGCATCATATTGTTCTATTGTTAAGTTATCTACTTGTTCAGGCGTGAAACCTAATTTATCTGCAAAAATAAAATAAGCTAGTTCTTTAGCTACTGATTGGTCGGGCCTGGCTCCGTCACAGACCCTGAGGATTTTTTTTTTAATTCCGCCAATTCAATTAACATTTTATCCATTTCTTGAATTATGGGATCATAGTCTTCAGTATCTAAACCGTTAAGCACTTCCCTTATTGGTCTAACACCAAAAGGATGAGATTTTATACAGTAAGGCAAAAGCTCAAACCTAAATTTGTATTCGCTAAGAGTTCCATCCGCTCTTTCGGCAGCTAGTATTGCTGCATTTCTTGAGCCAGCTAATGGCTTCCTTAATTCTACAATTCCTTTGCTCGTTTTTGCTTTATATTCTACCATATTTTATCCCTCCTAAGCAATAGCATACCATCTGATTGGCACATTATCCGCACCATCTGTTAAACCTGCTAAACCAAAGCCACCAATAGTTACTTCAATTTCTCCATCTAAGCCAACTGTTTCATCCCAGCTTTCGAAATAACAAGTTTCAAGATCTATGTTTACCACCCTATCTCCTGAAGCTGCTCCTTCGGTTAAATCTAAACTAACTGTTCCTGCGCTAGGAATCTCTGCTGCATCAATGTTTGTTGTACCGTTTGTTGCACCATTTAAAACTCTACCACGCGCTTCTATAGCACTTAACGTAGACGCAGTATCGTTATAGTCTTTCTTCATAACTAAAGTAAAATCATATCTTCGTTGACCAGTTAAGGGTTGAGCAATTAGTCTACTATCAAATTCCCAAAACCAAGTTAATCCTGTAGTTACATTCATCTCATAGCTAACAACCTTGCCTGAATCTGATCCAACAGTTACATTCCCTGAAATAGGAACAAACGGCCCGTCAGCATTAGGAGTATATGTTTCTAAAGTTGTGGAACTAGTAGCTTTCCTAGCAACAAAAGCCATGCTACCAGTAACTGCTTGTCCTATTTCTGCTCGTATTCTAAGTGATTCAAATGCTACTCCATCTAACTGAACTACGTCATCATTAGTTCCTCCTTCAGAACCAACTTCAACGGTTAAAGTCGGCGTAAATCCAGAAGCATATCCAATATTATCCATTTCGTCTACTTGATATGGATCTGCAATTGCTCCTGCACCTGAAACTTCGCCTATAGCATATTGAAATATTGAAAAGTTATCTACTTCAAAATCCATTGAACCTTTAATCTCTAAGTTACCCAATCTTACTTGTGTTGCATTTCTACCTTCACCAATCCCTTGAGATCTAATTAGGTTGTTTGTCATTGTATAAGTGAAATTAGTCACTTTTCCGAATGTTGAACTTCCACTTGGCGTTCCTGGAGTTCCAAATGCAGAATCTTCTGCATATATTACATAAGTATCAAATCCTTTGTATATTGATCTTGCCATTTTTATTTATCCTCCTATACTGTTTCATAATTAAACGGTGCCAGATAATCTATATTTCTCTGGAACACTTTTTGTTTATTACCTTCACTGAATAGCCCAATGTTACCCATCGCTAAAAGCCGAATATAAGCTAAATGAAAAAATGATTTCTTGTTAGCAATTATGTGCTCTTTAATTGATTTAATATAACCCTCAATATCTTCTACCTTTTTATCGTAAACTATGATTGTTAAAGTCAAGTTAAGTCTTTCAGTACTGCCAGTTATTTCAATATCGTTACTATCTGCTCCAATAATATCCATTCCAATAACGGGGAAATCGCTTATCTTTCTAGTATTTTTTGGGAAACCTACAAAGATTCTTTCATCCGCACCAAAGTCATACGGAATTGAATAAGCACCAGTTTGCGCAGCTACAAAAGTAATCTGACATTTAATAGTTCCAGCATCATCATAATCATAATCAACAGAATAATCTGTGCCAAAAGCTAACGGTGATCCTCCAACAGTTATGCTACGTATATTTCTCACGGTTGAAACAGCTATCAAATGAGTAGAGTCTGCAGCAAATGTTCCAGTGTCGGTAGCAGTTGTTACACCTCTTTGAGTTATTGTTAATATATCTGCATTCTTTAAGCTAACTGCCAACTCTTCTTTTACTTCTCTTAAATCTACAACTGATGTCATGATACATTCGCCTCTGCATCCATATTCAAATGTCTTTTAGCATTCTTCTCTAAAATATTTGGTAAATCGTGATAAAAAGTGTTTCTTATGAATGGTTGTGGTCTAGTTCCAGGATGATTAACTTTCTTAGCAAACACATCTTTTCCGCCTGATTTCCAATGTAATGCTTTCTTATTCTTAGGAACAATAACGTGAGGTTTGGTTCCAAATTCAACGTCACTTGCATAATCAACCATGTAAAAATCAATTGAACTATCTTTATAATTTACCTCCCATTTAACACTGTTCTTTAATCTGCCAGTATCAACAGGAGCTTTTCTAACTAGTGCTGCATTAATATCTAAAGATACAGCATTCAAAAAGTCACTTGCATCAATTTCAATTATAGTCATATTTTAAAACATTGACACGCCTTATAAAAAGCAGTAGTTCCAAGCCTCCTCGTTACGACATCATCAACTCTATAATCTTCAGATTCATAAGTTAATTTGTCTTCTTTATTGACAGTTACTGCAGGTTTAACTAACAGAACTGCATCTGCGTTTTGTAGTAAACCAAACTTATCAGGATTGTGCACATCGATTTTACGAAAGAAAGCACCAGATATGTTTGCAGGAGTACCTTCAGTTAAAGTCTCATCACCTGAAATGTTAGAAGTGGTTTTTGTAACAGGAGTTCTACTAATAGTCTTTGCAAAATTATCTAAAAGTGCTGTGAACCCAGCTGTATCAAAGTTTATACTCATTGTTTAACACCCCTTGGTGATTTTTACCCTGCGGTTTAGAATAATAAGAAAAAAGTTCCTATGAACTATTATTGTTATACTTTATTGATTTAAATAATTAATCTAAATATTTGGATTATGATGTGCTTTCATATGTTCTGAATGTGAATTAAACAATTCTAAGTTATTTAACTCGTTATTTAACGGATTGTTATCTTTGTGATGAACGACTTCTTTAGGTTCTAAAAATCGTCCTATGTGTTTTTCCATTATGACTCTATGCTCTCTCACATATCCTTGAGAGTTTGCATGAGGATGTCTTGGCATTAATAACCAAATGTAACCGTTATGTTCTAATTTGCCCGGAGATATTTGCCTTTTAGTTTTGGTTCGCCAAAGCCCATTGTTGTACATATTACGATAAGTTGTGTCTGGACGCTTTCTTCCAACATTAACTTTATTGCCCTTTTGAAAGCCCTTTAAGTGACTAGGTTTGCCTTGTTTCTTCTTATTAGCCCAGTAACATGTGTATGAGCAAAATTTTGCTTTGTTGATTCTTGCAGGTTCGACTCGAAAGCTCTTACTGCATTGAACACATTGTTTTGTTGCCATAAACCATACACTAAAAGTGCGGCTTTATATATTTTACGTTAAAGTAATGTAGGATAGCGAATTAAGCGCTCTTTTAATTCATCATATTCTTTTTTTAGTACATCATATGTTCCTCTTACATTAACATACGCCTGACCTATTGTTACACTTCCTTCTGGCAGATTATATGTTGAAGGCAGATTATGTGTTCCACCCATTTGAGCTTCTAAAGTCTTTAATGCTGCTGAAACTATCACAAAACGTTT